TCACTAACAGTACTTGCAGCAACACCATTAATTGTACCAGTTACTGTACAACGATAACTATTTGTTGAAGCACCAGTACCTACACCACCAGTATAATCTGTAGCACCACCACTATTTAATAAATATGAGCTACTTGTAGCACCAGCAATACTTACAAAACTACCTGTACTACCAGCTTGAACAAACCATTGATAAGTAGGGCTAGTAATATTAACAACATTAGTTGTTAGTGTAGGCATTGTAGTTGGTAATGTGCCTGTTGCAGCTGTTTTAGTAACTACTGTAACAGGATTTGTAATTGTAAAGTAGCTAGCACTAGTACTTGGGGAACCTGAGGTACCTGATGTACCTGCTCGGCTTAGTGTATAGTTAATTGTTTTTGTAGTTGGTGTAGTAACTGTACCAGCACTATTTTGAACACTAAATGCAATGGCATTAGTTGCAGTATTAGAAGTAATAGCAGTTGGTGTAGTAGTAACAATTGTAAGATTAGGAGTAATTGTTACTTTAAATGTACTATTAGTGCTAGCAGTAGTACCAATACCATCAAATGGCACAGTATTAGCACCTTCATAAACAGTAATATTTGTACTACCTGTGGTAAAATCAATGTCTGTAAATGCTGTACCGTTTGCAGCTTTTAAACTCTTGTTTAAACTACTAGTAGCAACTACGATTGCGCCAGCAGCACCTGTAGCAACTGTTTGTACTACTGGAACTATAATCTCATCACTAACAGTACTTGCAGCAACACCATTAATTGTTCCAGTTACAGTACAACGATAGGTATTTGTTGAAGCACCTGTACCTACGCCAGCGGTATATTCTGTACCAAGGCTATTTAATTGATACGTACTGCTTGTAGCACCAGTAATATTTGTAAAACTACCTGTGCTACCAGCTTGAACAGACCACTGATAAGTAGGACTAACAATATTAAGTACACTAGTTGTTAGTGTAGGCATTGTAGTTGGTAGTGTACCTAGAGCTGTTTTAGTAACTACTGTAGGCCCACTTGCAATCATTAGGTGACTAGCAAGACTACTATTAGCACCAGTTGTTCCTGCTCGGCTTAATCCAAAAGTAATTACTTTTGCGGTTGGACTAGTAACTGAGCCAGTGCTATCTTTTACACTAAATGCAACAGTAGTAGTTGCACTACTAACTGTCATAGCGGTTGGAGCTGGAATTGTAAGAATTGGAGTATTAAAACCACCAGCAGTAAGGCTAGAATCTGCTGGACGAATATAAGTACTAAATGAAAAATCTACTGGATCTAAAGCTGTGTTAAAACTACGTTGTCCGCGTACAGGAGTTGCACCGGCTTCATTTAGAGTAACCACGTCAGCTGTTGTATTTTGACTAAAGCTGAAGCCATCTAGAACTTGGATTTCATATGTATTGCTTGATGTGAATCCAGTTGAGGCTACTACCCCACTTGATGCATCCACATTAGTCGTGAAAAACATCCGACTATTACGAATTAAATTAAATGACATCTCTCATTCCTTTTTATTTAATGCCTTTATGCATTAACTAGACTTTTATCTGTTATTAGCATTTTAAGCATGGTTGCTTACATAATCTGGTAACGGACTTGTAAGATAATTTCTCCAACGGCATAAGGTGCTAACAGCCCCTCATCAGTTGTAATCGACTGAACTAAAATCTCAGTAGTAGAATAATTATTTGTGGTATTATAAACTATTGCTCTATTATCATCTACGCATGTTTCTATATCTGTTAATAGCGCTTCAAGTTGTTCACTACTTGATTCACCACGACAATAGACTTTTATAGCAACGCCTAAATATCCCCAAGCAAATCCTGCTGGATGATATTCACGAGTTTCTGTACCTGGTGTTAAGAAAACACTAGGAAAATCATCTACTTCATCCCAGAATTTTAGTTTAGCATAGCAATTTTTATGAAGATTAACTGTATAAGGGGTTTTACCATTGATTAATAATAATTTACTGGTAAGGGCTTTTACAATCTGTGTTCTTGCACTCATACTAATACTGCCCTTAATCTATTTTTTACTTGGGTTTCGGCAATTTCCCTGATTGATTTAGCTATCAACAGTTTAGGATCTCGAGTTTTGGGACTTTCTTGACGTCCACCAGCACTAAATGTTCCATAGGGATTACGCATATAACTATAAAAAGCGGTAATCATACCTTCACGGCTTTGTGATAGTCTTTCTACTTTTACACTTTCAGCAAATCTGCCAGTGCGTAAGTTTAAAATATCGCGGCGACTACCAGTACCCATATTTTCTTTAACAGTTTTTACTAGTAAACTATTAAGTAATTGTTGTAAGCTGGCTAAACTATAGAATTGGCCCCCTTGGGTTCGTATTCCTGTAGAATTTTTAGCGCGGGTATTCTTTGCCCCACCACCAGTTAATGTAATCTTTGGATTTTGTGGTATATGTATTGCATCTAAAGCTACTTTAGAAGTATGCTTAGGAATACTTATACCTTCTGCCATATTTGTGGCTATTCTACTACCTATTTCTTGTATTATATTTTTAGAAAAGTTAATAGTCAGCAATAGCTCATATATCTCACGACTAGTAGGACTTTCAAATAATTGATTATATAGATACTGGTTTTCAAATTCATCCTGAATAATAACAATATTTGCACCAACCTGAAGTAAAAAATCACTTGCATTTTTATCAAGAGTTACAGCTATTTTAGGGCCCCATTGATGTGCTGCTAAAAAGTTATTAAATTTTTCTGTTACTTGAGTTTGTAGTGTTAGTAGATCAGCTTGTTGAGTACCACTTGTCTGGCTTACTGCTATTTGCAATTCGTCAAGAAGATTTTCTATTTTTAACTGTAATGGAGTTTTAGCTAATTGACCTACTACGTTGCCTTGTTGATTTAAAACTTCTATACCAGTAGTGTGACCAACATTAAAACGTCGTGTATAGTTAAAATCTTTAGCTTTTCCCAAAGTATAAATTGATTTTTTAATAAATTGTGCTAATGTTTTATTTAAAAACTCACCAAATAAACTTTTACTTGCACTACTATACTTTGGATATAATGCTCCAACTATATTTTCTGGAGTTTCTGCCATACCTACATAAATAACTGCTGGGGTATATTGTTTAATATTTGGACTAGTAGTATTTTGTACTCTTGTACCATTAATAAATATTTCTGAACCCTGTATTCTTATTCTGTTTTGAGCTTTTACAATACCGGAAATTTTTTTATTGTCTTTAATAACTCCATTAATAATCTTATCACGAAAATCTTCAAGAGTTATAAGAAAATCTTCCCAACCAGGATTATCATCTTTTTCTTCATCAGTTAAATCTTTTTCAGTTTGTGCAATAATTTTACTAAGACTTACTTCAAGAGCGGCTGTAGTTAAGGGAACAAAGTGTAGTTGTTCATCAAGAGCTTGTCTAGTATTTCTTTTAAATCTTTCTTCAAGTCTGGTACGAAATAGGGTAGGTGAAGTCATGCGTAGTCTGACCTGTACATATCTAGCACACGTCGAATATGTGCTGGCAAACCTGTAGTCGAAATGTATTCAATCTGTACGCTATTAGTTCCTGGCGCTTTGGTGCTGTGCACACTCATATCGTTTTTACGATAGTAGGTTACCATGTCCATAATAGCTAACGCAACATCTGAGGGTACATCATCATAGCCTGCGCGATAGGTTACTTTATAACCACGAATCACTTCAGGAAATCCACGAGTTGTTTGAATTAAACCAGTAATAGCTTGAGTATTTAAACTACGAATATTATTACCATCTAAAATCCAATTTACATATTGTGTTAAATTAGTGTAGTTTTGTCCAAAGTCTATACTATAACCAACACTAGTTACACTGCGTACCGGATTTTCTGATAAGATAAACTTATCGTGTCCACCATCAAAATACTCGACTTTATCACTATCAACATAGTCTACAAAAGTTTTACCGCAGTAGTTTTTAACAAACTGACTTATGCGAGGAATAAGTACATTAATCTCTGTGTCATGATTATTACTTTTAATTCCGGCATAGTTTTTATATTCTGAAATAGTAATTAAATTTAATGCCATCTTTATCCCCTATGTCTTTTAAATAAACTCCTTAAAGCTTATTTAAAAGAC